CTGCGGAGGCCCATCATAGTACGGGCATCTTCGAACGGAATCAGGTTGCCCTGGAACATGTTAAGAGCATGAGTTTCCATCTTAACCTTTGTCTCAAGGTTAATTTCTTCGAACTTGAAATGAACCTGGTCCTGTACGTTAGTGACAGGGTCATATCCGCCTTCAAGCAGAAGCTCTAGGATAATGTAGTTTTCTACGAATGTAGAAATTGCTCTCTGGTAGAATTTAACGGTGTCATGGGTCTGCTCTTCCATGGAGTCAGCATCCTGTTTGGCGCCGCCACGTCCGCACTGGGCAGGGGAGAGCGACAAAGCGGAGAAGGCACGGGATTCGAAGTATTTAAGGTATGCGCCGAGGTCGATAGCGTGGCCATCAGCACCAATAACGTTGAACTCAGTACGCTCATTCGTAATCAGAATGCCGTCGTCAGCGAGACGTTCAATTTCTTTCTGAGCGTCTTTAATTTCCTGGTCAGTAGCCATCATGCCTGCCTGAGGAATACCGACTTTCATCTGATAAAGCGGGGCAGCGTACCGATAAGCGAGCTTCAGGACAAGACCTTCGAGTTTGCGAAGCATCTTTACGTCTTCCAGTACGGCTTCTAAGCGAGGCGTACCGAATGCCGCGCCGCCTTTTCTATCAATAAAGAAATGAACTACGTCTTCTGGCTTGTAAGACTTCTTTTCGTTTCCGACTTGCTGTTGGTAGTTTTTGATCGTACCATTCTTATCACGTTTGATCTGGATGGTAGTGGGATCTACTCGGAAATAACCGGCGACAGGCTTTTGCGATAAGGCGCCTTTTGCCTGTATCGAAGATATCTTTACTTTGTCATCACGGCTGATAATGAGGAATGCATTGGAATACGTTACCAAATCGTCAGCTATACCCTGCAGTAGAACATCCATCGGTGTACGAGTGGTGAAACTCATGACATTGAAACGTTGTTGAATGTATTCTGCCGCGGCATCATTATCAGATACGATGTGATAGCCGGCTTTGAAAATAAGCTGACTATACTTGTTTACGGCTAATCTGATATAAGAATCAGCAGCTACTGCATCACGAATTTCGCCGAGGTCTGATTCAGGAGCAGCGAAGTCACCATTTGCGCTATCCTCGATATTGCCAGCAGCTTTGACTATGAAATTTTTTACATTTTGCGGCGAGATATTTAATCCGCCGCCAGCTTCGCGCAAATACATATGTTGCGCAGGGGGCACAGTTGTCGCTGCTTCAGCCACTTTTCTACGTTGGCTTAAGGACGCGAAGTGCTCACCGAGTAATGATATAGGATTCATATTATATCTCCTCTGTTAAGAGCTGATACTTGCAAGCTCTTTTAATAAATCGCTTCTCGCCGCACTAGCTTTTACGAGCTCGTCATGTTTCGCGGTATCGTCTCCTGATTCTACTCTTTCTTCTTTTATTTTAGATATCTGAGCATCCAGATCTTCAACATCCTGCTTAATCTGGGCCACTCGCTTTTGCGTCTGCGCAATCAAGTCGTCAGTATCATAGTTAATGCGAATATCTTCTGGATATTTACTCTGGTCACCTTTTGCGGCTAATATCTTTTGCTTTGTCTCATTCTTAGGAATTAAAATTCCCATATCAGAAGAGGAAAGGATTTTTTGGCTTTCTTGTTCGATAACTTTGATGGCATCTTTCGCGGCCGTGCTGATAGCCTCATCAATTGGTTTCCCTTCAATAATGGCACCGGCAATTTTACCGATGGTATTATTTTTGGTAACACTCTTCGCAAGCTCATTCCAGAATCCTGCGGTAGTAGTGGTGGAAGAAGTGAGAGCGCCTGATGTTGAACTGGACGAATTGTCCACCTCATTTTTAACCGTTCCCGTCTCGTTGCTAGAACCTAATCGATCCTTATACTGCGCAAGCTTAGACAGTTCTGCATCGGCGGCGGCTTTATCGTACCCCTGAGACAAAAGATATTTAACATCGTTCTCATACTGCTCGTCGGAGGCTTGCTCAGTCTTGTTACTGCTGTCGTTCTGGGTCTTATCGTTATCGTCTTTTTTCGTTGACGTTTCTTCCTTATCAAACCCTGAACCTTTACCGTCGCCCATTTGGCCTGCGTTGGAAGCGAGTTTAGCGAATTCTACTTCTGATTGGTCAACGGCGTAAATATCTACGCCATTTTTTAACAGCTCGCCTTTTGCCTGCGCTTCTTTAAGTGTCGCATCAAGTATGTCATTAGTTATCATTACCGACGAATTCAGGTATTTGTACATATCGTACAAACTTGCGTTGTAAGCATTGTCATAGGAAGCACGGGATTCGCGGAGCAAAGAGTTGCTATGAGAATCAGTAAAAGTACTGGAGTCTTTGTACTCTTCGGAATAATATCTTTTACGTTGTTCGTTTGCTGCGTGCCAGGATCTCATATGCATAAGTGTCTTGTCGGTAGAGTGTGTTTTGTGGAACATTCGAGCAGCCTGATTGCGCTGAACTTGAGAGCGAACGATAAAATCGCGTAGATGCTCCAAGTTTTTGCCGGCCGGGATTTGCACGAAATCTCCGTCAAAGTCTTTGGTCAAGTCATCGATGGAATTTACTCCGCAGTCTGCCATGATAGCCATCATCTGCTGAAAATACCTCTGCATTATTGTCTGCAGTTTTTGAGTATAGTATTTTTCCAACTCTATCTGGTCTTTTGCATACCCATCCTGAATAAGCTGGACCAGCGTTTTTGGCTGTTCAACTTTCAGCACCACATTATTCATTTGAGGAAACAGGTCTGGAACAGCATCGATGCCAGGGCCTTCATCAACCAAACCCCCGTAGAAATTTATGATATCAGGCAGTTCGTCCGTCGGTTTTTGCGGCGTGTCTGGCGGTTCTGAGGGGGTGAAGGTGCCAGTAGGAAATGCCACAATCATTCGTTTCTTAAGTTTGCCCAGGCTTTCCTTCATGTGCTGAACATCTTTGGGCAATATGTGATAGAGTTCTTCAATTTCGTTTATGTCATCGACAATTTTTGTTGGGGTGTCGTCAATTACATCGTCATCGTCTATTGGCTGAGGCGGAACCAACGGGAAATAAATAATTTCTCCGTCAGAGAGATAGTCTCTCTCGGGCCGTAGTTGCGGACGATAAAGTAGTTTGTCCTTATCTAAATCGTTCATAGATTCTCCTTTAAATTAAAAATGCCGGCAACGAGGCCGGCATTAGAAGAAAGGGGATATTATAATAACGGGCGGGAGAGAAATGAAGCGTCCCGTTACTACCATAAAGAACGTCCCGAAAAACCTCCAGAGCGTTTGCCCCAGAAGCTATTGGAACTGGATGTCCGTGTACCGCTACCCATAGGGACTTTAACCCATTTTTGGTAGTCGCCGCGACGCTCGCCAGGGTCTTTACCAATTTGGGTTGGCGCCGGCCGTTGTTTCCACGGATTTATTGGATTGGATATGTCTCGAAGTACGGCGTTTTCTCTGCGAGTAATAGCATCACCATGCATTTGCGTAATTTTGGTGCTATATTTAACCTCTTTAATAGCCGCCGTTATATCCGGGAATTTTAATACGAATGCCAGATGGGCAAGCCCCAGAGCGTCCACGAAATGCTCATTTTTGCTAGTGTATACGGGCATGCCATTGGCAGAGATATGGTCGACTTCGTAATCGATAAGCTGTTTATGCAGGACTTCATCAAACGGCGACAGGATAAGCCTGTCTCGTTCGATATCCAGCTTCAACTGATTAACCATAAACTGCTTAATAGGCTCTTTGCGCATTTCTTTCGTTATCGGGTCTATAATCTCCAGAGATTCTTTGAACTGATAGCCGACTACTTTGTTGCGCAGATTTGTCTCTGGATGATCGTCACCGTAAATATGCAAACGCTCGATTTGATAGTCACCGTATCCGCGATCACAAAATATCCATGACGGATTGTAAATTTTGTTTACTTTGATAACCCAGTTTACTGCATTATCCAAAGTGTATTCTCCACGCGGAACTTCTATTCTTTTCATTACCTTGAAACATCTTGTTTTCATATCGAAGTCTAGGACCAGTATAGAAGAACCTGCGGCATAGGCATCCCAGTCTATGCCAACACATCTAAATGGGTTATAAGGAGCTGGGTGCTCTTCATCATAAATAATGCGCTCAGGATATCTGCCAGACGCTTCCATCGCTCTCTGCTCCGTAGGAGAAAGCTCATTGTACAGGTAGTATTCACGTTTCATGGCCGCATCGAGCTTGTCTTTATTGAATACACCTGCTTCTTCGGTGCCAAACTCTGCTAGTATTTCGTGTTCATACTGGATTTCAGTAAGCTCGGCGCGGAACTGGTCTTCCATTTCTTGGCACCAGTTCGGGTTATGCATGGACGGATGATAGTGCTCATGGTAACCGAAGCTCGGGTCAGTACACATGCGATAGAATGTACCGCGCTTACCAGTAGGGGTAGAGGAAGCCGTAATGCCGATTTCTACACGTTCACCGGCGATAGCCGCTACGGTGGAGTAGTCAAGCTCGCCCATGTAGTCAATTTCGTCCATGTAGATCCAGTCAGCTTTCTGTCCGCGGACTGAAGCTGCGCCGCTACCCGAGGAGGCGCCCGTGGTGAAGCCCATTATAACGGAGCCATTAGAGAACTCAACGGTATAAGGAGAGTTTTTCATTTTAGTAACCTGAGCTTTTAAAAGCGGGCTATCTGCTATAATCTCTCTTATGCGCATAAAGATTAAGTTAACCTGTGTCTCGTAAGGAGTAACGTAAAGGATACGGAAGTTTTTATTGGTGGAAGCCTTATGAAGGCCGCCGACAACCATTGATTCAGTCTTGCCGCAGTTATGAGAAATGACATCGTTGAATACGAAGGTATTATGCTCTGGCACCATCAAACCATAAGTCTCATGCATTCCGACGGACTCTATAGATACAATTTCATCCCAGATTATATCGCCATCCGCTAGAGAAGAAAGCTCAGACAATCCAAGATATTGAGCCATTGCTTTTACGCGAGAGCACTGCTGTTTTTGATTGAACCTGAGTCGTTCATCTACCGGATCCCCCCAGGTTTTAACCAGGACGCGCTTTTTTATGCCACGTTTTTCTGCGGCCTCTTTTATGATATTGTTAACACAGAGAGGCATGTAGTCATCTATATCGCTGTATTCTGAAGCTATGTCCATGACAGTCTGCAAAGCTGATTCTTTTCCGAAAATGCCTATCTCTTCCGCAAAAGTCAAGATATCCTGTTTTTTGCGGATGGTTAGCATGTAAGCTTTTCTTTTTTTACGGATATAGCAGCCTATTCCAAAGCGCAATAAGAGATGAGCAACGTCTTCAATAAGCCTCTTAGAGTTTGAGCAGTAGCCGATTTCGATGCTCCACCTGTTGTTAGACATGCAAGAACTTGCCCAGCCGTCCGTACTCCATAGGCGATTTAAGAACAATGCTACCTGCTCTTTGTTTAATCGCATAATGCTGTTGGGAACACTTTTTGTGTCCGCATTATGTCCAAATACGCCATGTCGAATTAAAAATTCTTTTGCTAAATTGGGGTAGGTTCGATCATTTTTGTGCTCAATTTTAACGATATGATAATCCGGCTCTTTGTCGGACTCATATTTTATTAGCTCGCAGCCAAAATGGTGTACTACTTCTCTCATTTCTTGGAGCTGCACATTATCATTTTGTGAGAACCTCAGAGTCTTTTTGGTGCAATTTCCATCACCAATCATATATGCCAAGAATTTTATTTCTTCGATGTTCATCATATCTTTTCCGAAGAAAGACATATGAGATGGGGTGGCAATACTGTCGCCGACACTAAGAGCTGCCAATTCTACCCACGACTTATCGGCCGTCAAAAATGGGTGATTGCCAGTAGCGTCAAACTCCTTGCCACTTTTAAGTTTAACGTGAAATACCTCCTGCTGGCCGGACGGAATGAAAACAGCTTTATCCCTGGAGACTACTTTATTATCTTTACTTAGGGCAGCAACTGTTATGTCATCCATCTTACGCCATTCATCAACGGTTTTGTATTCACCGGTATCTGTGTTCATGATACGAACCCAGCCGGGGACGCAACGTCTTCCCAGACGGTAAACTACTCGCGTACCGGTATCTCTTAACATTTCTTCCTGATAGTCTCGAGCGGACCATGGTTCGAGCTTCTTAGTCTTAGGATTGTTAATCCGAAGAAAAGCTTTCGCCCACAATACTGGGTCCGCCATTATCTTACGTAGTTTTGCTTGTTCTATTGATGATAATTTTGCCATAATTAAATTTGCGAACTATAAAGCTGGCTATTGGAGCGGCTCCCTCTTGAATCAGAAAGAGCCAACACAGAGGCACCCGATACGCCGAGCATTGCGCCGCTTGCGGCCTTATTGCCGACTATGTAGTTGCCTACGCCTGGGCCACCATCTATACGTTCATTAAAATGAGCGTTAATATTCTTGTTTAGTTCTGCGCCACTCATGCCTTCGGAATACTTTATGTGATGGTCTTCCATCAGCTTGCTAAAATCTTCCTGGGTTTTAGCTCCCTGCATTTTAGCGATTAAGTTATCATAATCGCGGCCTACACTGGAATAAAGATTTTCATGAGCGTTGGCCTCAAGCCAGTTCATTTTTTCAGTGTTTACGCCGCCAGTCCATTTGCCGCCAGAGAACTTACCAACCATAGCGGTGGTCTGCTGCTGAAATTCGGTAGGAGTATGATTCTTGCCGGCAATATCATATAACGCTTCCGTAGCTTGGTTATACTTAGCCTTCATATTGGCCACGGATGACTTAACACTGTTAAAGAATCCTTTACCGTCTTTACGAGAGCCAGTTACCGCGCCTTGCTCAGCCATACGAGCTTTTGCTTCAGCTATTTCGGCTTCACGAGAAGCTTGCGTACCGAGTGGGTTTGCGGCGCCAATCTCTGCATCGAGAGCGTTTTGGCGGGCTCCCGTAAATATATCCTGAATAGGCGTCGATGACTTTGGCGCAGCAGAAGCAGGACGAAAATCATTTAAATGCTTATTGGGGAGTTTAAATCCTCCGGCTGGAGTACTGGGGGTATTATTCGGATTATAAACACTAGCTTCTTTTGCTCCGGCAAGTCTTCGATAATTTGACTCCAGATCTCCGATGGTTCCACCTTCGGACGCTTCCAAGGCAGCATCCCATACGTCCGAATCATTTCTCAGTATGGGCTTTTGCTTGCTAAACCTCTCATAAGTTTTTTGAAGGTCACCGATAGTCTTACCTTCCATGGCCTTCATTGTTGTATCCCAGACATCCGAGTCATTCATGATTTGCGGGGATTGTCCAGCATTCCAAATTTTTCCGCCCAATCCTTCTCCACGGGCATTTTTTGCGCCTAATGCATTGTACACCTCTCGACTAATGTTTACATCATCGTGAGTACCGCCATTAAGCGCAGCCTTGTATTTTGAGGAAAGATGATTGACAAGTTCTGTTTCTTGTTCTGCGTTGTTGAGACCGGAAGCTCGCACAGCTCTAGTGTAACTAGCCGCCTCTTTTTGGCTAAGACCTACTGTATCTCTTAAAAAGTGTCTAAGGCCACTCAGGTTTGCCATTTATTTTCCTCACTTTCTCATATAACGGGCTTCATTACCCATCATAGCCTGTTGCATGTTGTATTTACTTCTCTGGGCTATTTGCATGCCAGCTTGGCGCATGGTAAAAGCCTGTTGAGTATCGTCAAAATGAGCGTTTACGAACGCTCTATTGGAAGATGCTTTAGCCATATTACGGCTATAAGTGCCTATGGCATCTGAAGCCGTTACGGCGAGTTCAGGTAATTCCGTCGCCGCGAAATATGCTCCATATAACATAGGAGGCAGTATGAAGGGGAGGGCAGTATCTACTGCCGCGCCAGCGGCGGCCCCTAATTTGCTGCTGCCTTCTTCTCTGGCAGTCTGATATGAATCAATACCTGCCCATCCACCGACTACCGTATTAAAAGCGGTCATTTTATGATGTTTAGCTATGTTGCCAAGCATGTTACCAACAGCTTTAAGCATTAAGAGTCACCTGCCTTTATCCAAATCTATTGTTGTGTAACGCGAATACCAAATCTCCTGTCGCGCCGCAGTTATTGGCATACGATGGAGTTTTTGGTGGCGCGTAATTAGGCGTGGCCGTTACGACGTTACTGTCGATAGGGCCTACTCGATTATCTTCGTATTTCTGTGCAGCGCCTACTGCGCCTACCGCTAATGCCGGGCCGAAGAAAGCCGCTTTACCGAATTTGCTTAACTGGAAGTGGGCGTCAGTATGTTTAACTTCACCCGTTATCGGGTTATACACATCTTTAGACTTTTCCCAGTCGCCCATACTTTTAGCTAATGCTTTCCCGTGATTTATAAACTGTCCTACGACATTGCGGGCGCCTTCTTCATTGCGCGCCGCGTAAGCGTCTTTTACTAGATATGCCGTACCTTTGGCTGCGCCTCCGGCCACCGTGGCGGCACCTTTAAAAGCAGCTTTACCGCCGTAGTAGGCTGCAGTACCTACGCCACTCGCTACCGTTTTTCCTACTTCATAAGTAGCACTCCCGACAGCTTTAGCGGCGGTTTTAGTTCCGCTCCAGGCTACGGCTCCTGCGGCGCCTATTAAAGCTCCGAATAATCCCATGGTGGCTTACTCCTTAATCATCGTCGGAAAGTACGCCGTAAGCGCCTAAACCTAATCCAGCTGAAACGCCAGCTATACGACCTGTTGCGAGCTTCCCGGTGTCACCCTCATAAAACACGCTTGCACTGCGACTAACGTATTTATTTTTACTATTTAAAGCGCTGTCAAATTTTTTCGAAACCCAATTCTTGGGGGAAATCATTGCATCGTCCCTAGCTTCTATGATGCCATTGACGCGGCTGTCCATGTTTTTACCAAGTTCTCTTGCTCCAGCTTGTCTGCCTCGTCCTGTCATATACCGCAATCCTTTAACGAGGCCGATGCCAGAATTGCCTTGCATAGCTAACTGATGGTTGGCTATTCTTTCGCTTGCTGCAGACATTTTGTCAGCCGCAGCATTTAGAGGTTTTATAAACATTTCTTCAATGAATGCCTTGCCTCTCATATTTATCACCTGTATTCTGCCGGGAGAAGTTTTTCTCCCGGATAATGTTAAATAAATTCTACGTGGGGAAATTTTCCGCTTGCGAAAGCGCCCTCGCCGTCTGCGGGGCAGAACGGCTTCCGCCCTTGCGGGCGGGGCATAACCATTTCTCACACTGAAATTCCCGAACTGTCTATTACATCTCGTAAAGTGTCGGTAAGGCTCTGAGAATCTTCATCCTTACCCAAGCTCTTCTTATCCTTGCGAGTCATCATTAAGAGCTGATAAGTCTGGTCACGTTTCTTAGATACTTTCTCGTACGCTTCCCATGCTTTAGAGACAGCGGGCTGACGCACCTCATTACCTTCAGAGTCAATGCCGATAGCCATATCGATGACGGGCGTACCATCCTTAGCCAATAGAGCCTTGCATCTCTCTAACATGATATCCAGCATAATCAGTTCACTCATTAGATTACGATCTGTAAACGACGAAGAGTCATAATCAATATCCTCGGAGTAGCGCTGCGCGCGGAGATTAATCTGCGCCAGTTCCCATTCACAGTAAGAACCAACTTCACAGCGTCCATGATAATGAAGGACACACTGATTAGCGTAAGGGCATTCATCACCTTTACATACTAGAGGGATACGGCTATACATACCATTGGTCATAGCTAGTCCAGACATGGCGAGGCGGAGGTTTTCCTTTGACTTGTGACTCAGATTCCAAGCATTGCCACATTTCTGCATATTAGCGATAATCTGGTCCGTCTGTGCCGTTAACTCTTTACGTTCTTCTTCTTCAGGACTCTCGATAAGCATAGCATCGAGTTCATCCCTTTTCTCTTCCGTAGACTTCTCTTTGTTTTCTTCAGCCAAGATATTTCACCTCTTTCAAGGCGTCGGTCATACCGAAAGCTTTTGCCGTGAAATTATAAATCATAGTATCTTCTTCAGAGCCAAAGCTCTCTTGAGTAACGTGGATACCGTTTAAGACATAGCGTTCATTTTCCAACGTCGTAATCTCTGGGATATAACCAGAAGACGACGCGAAACTGCCCTCGATTTTAATAAGGGGAGGGTTCTGCGTCATGTCATAGGCAACTCCAAATGAAAATTCTCCTTCAACTATGAAGGAACCATTTACACATACTTTAGACATATTTCTCTCCTACTTGTAGATTATATACAGTTATTTCCTAAGATTGAGCGGATTATTCATGTTAAGAGCCGTCGATACCCCGATGCTGCCCAGGCCAGTGGCGCCAATTACTACGGACTGCTGTTCGTATTCATCCAGCTCATTGTAGGCTCTCTTAAAGTCCGCTCCTGCTTTCTTAACGGATTGCCCCATCTTACCAAGAGACGGGATTTTGTTGTAAATAGAACTAATACCCATGTTATAAACATCTCCTCGTAAAATTTAAGTTGTTCATCAAAATATATTACCGTCACTTACACCCCAATAAAATATGCCCCTCATTGCCATTTTGTAGATTACTTTATATAAGCGATAAGGGGCATAAAATATATATTTTGGCGCGAATTGTCTGACAATTTCCTATAGGGCGCGAAAAATGCAAAAAATTTTTCGGGGTACCAGGTTCAATTGGGGAAATAAATGGGGAAAAATTTCGAGCCCCCACCCCCGATTCCACCGAAAGGAGGTAATGCCATGGGCACGGTGGAGAAGTCCATCCCTTGGATGGCGGACCGTACCGTCGCCGAAGTCATGGTACGAGCATACAAAGCTGCTCGTAATGGTGGCGGTACGGTTAAGATTGAAAAAGAGCCGTCCTCGACTCTGACCAGTATATATCTGGTCGGTAAGGACGGCTCCGCTTCTCTGTATCGGCGGTTCAATACAAGGCTGACCGGTGCAGAGATCAACGCCTGCGTTGAGCAGGCGGAAAGAAGATTCCTCGGAGTCTGATCCGGGGGATCGCTTGGGCGTGACGGTTGCAGCCGTTGCGCCCAAGTTAATTATA